TCCCCTTGAGTTTCCGCTATCGTCAACCGCTACCTCATTACGGACATGATCCGCTTTCGAGTGTGACCTCGATACATTCAATTTGATCTGTATCTCCAGCGCATCCGCCGAACCGGAACCATCCCGCTTGAACGTCCGCATATGTGAGAACATCGAAATCGTTGAACAAGGTCAAATCCATTCGATATCCGCCCTTGAGACGTACTTTTGGGAGGATGACATAGAATCTATTTCGGTTTGTCAACATCATTGAGGTAATTTGGGTAAATCCCCAATCAACAACCTTTTCAGAACCCGCGAACCTTTGGAGATTAACGTTCAACGCCTGTCGGATTCGACCCCGTAATTCAATAGGGTTAAGGACAACGAATCTTGAATTCTGCGCGTTCACGCCATATCCCTTGTTTCGGACCGCGAGTAAAATTGTTTGTGCGGCGAGGTTCATTGAGAGCGCGTCCCGGATCGCATTAACATCACAATCCGTACACCCGGAGGGTGCGGCGACCCAATCACAACAACCTTTCGCATCGGCGACCGCCTCGATCAACGCATAGAACGCGCTTCCCCGCGTAAAGTACGCGTTTGAAACGAACTCCTTTGCGTTATCTTCGATCGTCCACCAATCCTCGTCATCAAACAAGAGGCGGGACCATGACAACGCGCCTCCGTAAAGGTCGAAATAACACGTCGCCTTTGTGCCGCTCATTTGATAAACTTGGACCGGGACATTCATCTCCGCCAATTCAAAAGAGAATCCACTCAAAACGTTCCCGACCTCGAAACCATTCCGTTTTGATCCGGAATAATCCCGAATGTCAAAGATCGCTTCATAACCCGTATCGTAATCCGGAACCTCATGAAATTTTTCAATCAACGGGAGGACCGACGCCGGGAAATCGGAGGGTTTACCGAAACCCTCAATCGCCATTTGTCGTTCCATCCGCGCTCTCATGAATTGTTTCCGCATTTTGCGGAAATGGATTGACGCGGGTTTGTTGTCTCTGAATCTTTGGGGGATATAGAGATCAGGTAAACCGATCATCATTTGGAGTGCGAGGAGTAAATCCGCTTTGTCTTTCTTGGATTTACTGTCAAATTTTTCTAGGTTCGTGAAATATTGTAGTTGCATTTTCTACTCCTCTAATCGCCCGCATCCGGACAAATCGTCGCCTTGTCGCCCTTGAGATCGCACTTAACGAGAACCGTTCCCGCAAGAGCCGTCGCAACACAAATCCCGATCCATAGATATCCGGATATACAAACGTTTGTTACCGGATCGCCATCGACGCCGGACCAAAAAATCTTTTGTCCGCCGGAAATTGTGAGTGCCGCCTCTTTCTCCAACATGATCTTTTCGACGTGATAATTGATGGTTCCAATCTCTCCGACCGTCTTTGTCTGAAATGCGACTCCGACCGTATCGTTTATGAGATATAGTTGACCCTCAACAATACCCGCCGACTCTACTGTGATTTTGAGACCCCGGATATCTCCGGAGGGTCTCGCTGTTCTAATATGTTGTGGCATTTTTCTACCTCGGACTCATTGGATTTTCTCCTAATCCCGGACCGTCCGTCCGTCCGGGTATTGGTAAGAACTTTCTATTGATCCTAGTCTTTCAACTCGTCAACGCGAGGGAGGAAAGGGTTATCGAACTCGTCGTCTCCGTCTCCGCCGTCATCCTCATCCGTCTCTTGATCCTCATCCGTCTCTTTTTCTTCGCCCTCTTTTTTTTCGCTTTTGCCATCCGTCACCTTATGTCCGAAAACTTTCGAGACAACCTTGAAATCATCGACTTGATCATCGAGGAATTTTGAAAACTCCTCGTCAACCTTGTCCGGATCGGATACCTCAAATTTTTTGAGATTGGACTTGATGAACGTGTCTTGTTTGTCATCGAATCCCCGTTTGTCCTTCTCCACTTTGTAAAGGTCGGCGAGTTTTGTAACCGCCGTCGCCTTTTTCAGTTTGATGATCTCGTCATCCCGCTCTTTCATTTTCGTTTCTAATTCCGTGACCTTTTCGGCGGATTCCGTTTGAGTCCTTTTTCGGGCGTGATACTCTCCCATGCCCTCCTCTTTAACAACCGCCTTGACGTGTCCCTTTACGACCGGATCATCGGTCAACGTATCCCGGTCGTATAAATCCGACGGCGGGATCGAATTCTCTTTGATGACCGTCCTTATGTCATCAATAGTAATCTTGTCCATATCGTCTCCTTTTTTTGATTGGATAGATTGGTCGCGAAACGCCTGTAATTCCCCGATCAATTTCGCACCGGAGAACGCGGGCATCTCGTTCGATGAATCGCCCAACGCGATTCCCGTTATCTCTTTCACTCCGACCGCCTTGAACGTGTCGGAGGATTGTGGATCAACCGTAATATCCGCCTCGATACTCGCGACGTCCAACGTTAGGTTTTTGAACGCCGGGTAAATATAAACCGCCGCGATCGCGGATAGTTTTCCCTTGATATCTTTCAACGCCTTTCCGACGACCTCTCCGATCGATGTTCTCCCCTCATGCGAGGAGTCCGCATTGTGACCGTGAAAAACTTTGGTCCCGCGCTTGAGAACGTCAACAAGAGATCGTATCGCCGATTGAATCCATTTGACAATGACCGATCCACGTCCGACCTCTTTCGGGAACGCCGTTCCCGGATGACCGATAACGAACGCCTTGAACAATGGATCGGGATCATCAAATTTGATCCGGCGGAGTACATCCTCCGGGATCATGCCGCTAATTTCATCCGCCGCCATGTTGAGGAATTCCAAATCGATGACCGCGCCTTTTATCTCGTATCCATCCGGCGGATGTTTAACGATTTCGAATCTTCGGTTAACGGAAAGTTTCAACATTTGACTATTCCTTTCGACCCCATCCCGGTTTCAACGCCTCGGTCATTTTGAGGGATTTGATATTCTTGACCTTTTCCGGATCGATCTCCTCTTTCGGTTTTAGCTTGACGTCCCTCGTCGTGAGGATTTTCTTGTTCCGTTCCTCCTCCGTCGGCGGTTCCGGTTTGATGGTCGATCGGTTCGCTTGCCTTGTCGTGATCACGGTTCCTCCTATGTCATCGCCGGGAGATATCGGATAAATTCGATCGATTGACCGACGTACACTAAATCCTTGATCACGTCCCGCCGCTCATTCAACCGATCCCGTTCCCGCATTTCGACCGATCGTGTGTTCTCGTACCGAATCGCCGTGATCTTTTTTTCCGCCAATAACGATTCGTTCAATTCGAGTCGGTCATCACACGCCGCGATCGACGCGTCTAATTCCTTGACCGTCTCCAATTTCTCTTTATACGAGATCGTTGCCTTTGCCTCTTTCCCGGATTGAAGTTTAACGAGGAATTGTTTCATCCCCGTGACGTCCTTTTTCGGACGGTAACAATATGCCATATCAACCTCCTTTGTTAATTCTATATATCGTCATCACAATCGATACAAGGCGCGAATCTCATCGATTGTGTTGTCTTTGCCGCCTCGAACGACCCGTCGTGATCCGCACAATGACGCCGCGCCTCCGATTCGGACCATGTTGATTTTGGATAAAGATATGATCGTTCGATCGATCCCGTTGTCTTTCCGGGAGGACGCGCGAACCGGACCGTATATGTCTTTCCGTTCGACGCCTCGCGTTTCTCCGATCCGAGAACCTTTGTCGCCGCCGGATTCAACAAACACGCGTGATTGTTAGGTAATGGCATTTTGTACGCCTCCGCTTTTGCCGATTTGATCGATCTCGATTTTCAAATCCTCATTCTCTTTCTTTGCCGCGTCTAACGCCGCGTTGTCCGCCTCCGCCTTTCGTCTCTCCTCCAATTTGGAATCGATTCCCGGAATCTTGTCTCTCACGAATTCCTTTGATATTATTCCGAATTGTGACGCGGGAATCAAGACTTTTTCTAAATGATCCCATTGTTCTTGAGTATAGACGGGTAATTCAACGCCGATCTTTCGCGGATCAAGTTTGTTCGATTCTCCTTTTTGATCATATACGGTCGCGTTGTATTTATACATCCCCTTTTTGATCATCTCATAAAATCCTCCTTGCCACGCCGCCCGTTCTTTTGTTGTCCCGGCGATCATCAATTCCCGCGTGTTCTCTCCGGTCGCCCGATTCTTTAAGAGATCGAGGAGTCCGAGGAAATGGATCGGAACGCCCGTCGTCCCGGAGATAATCTTGATCAAGGTCACGATCTCGTTGATTAAATTCTCAACGCCCGATACGTCCGGCGAGACGAACGTAAACTCCGCCGTTGACGCGATCATTTTCTTGATCCGGAAATTCGGATTCTTCGCGATCTCCGTCATTACCGAATCCGCCTCCTCTTTCGTTGCGCATTTGAAATATGGAGTCGGCGCGGAGAATAGACGATTGATCTCCCGGAGGTCTCGGAGTGCCTTGTCGAGATATTCGACTTGAGTTAAACATTTCATAATTTTTGGTTGTGTCTTGTTCGGTTCGTCGATCCTCCCTCCGAATTTGATATAAACGAAATCGGGAGGTTTGAGGGATTCCGCTTTCCATTTGTGCGGACCGGATATCCTCCCTCGATATGAAACCGACTCGTATTTCGTATAATCATCTTGATCCGTCTTAACCTTGTATTTCCTTTTCGCCCATGATATGAACCGGACCGACGCCATTTTTTCGTTCTCGTCGATCTCCTTGTCCACTTTCTCCAACATCATTCGTCCGAGGAATTTCCCCTCGATCTCCGCCTCCGTCGCGAATTGGATCGCCGTAACCTCATCGAGTCCATTGTATTCGAGGAATTGTTCCGCCCATTTGATCTCGCGTTCCGCCGACGTCTCCCCGGTCGTTCTGTCAATAATATTGATCCCTTGACCGATGATAAACGCCGCCCGGAGGTCGATGATATTCCCGGTTTGAATAACTCCCCAATCCGCGACCGCGTTATATTTATCCACGATCTCCGGGATCGCCGATTCATACGAATTATATTCATTCCCGCGATACCGCCCATCCTCCCGCGCCCTTGCCGTGAGGAGATCATCTATCAACAACATTTGAGTTTTCATGGATTGACGGGTCTCTCGAACCTCCGTCTCTAATGATTGGATTCTTCGTTTATTGAAAGGATCGAATTCTCTCGCCATTGTATCCTCCGTTAATAGGCGTCTTGTTCGGACCATAAGAGCGCGCCTTGTTTCCCTTTCTTTTCATAAAACGCCAAAAGGAACGCGTCCGCAAAATCGGGAGATCGGAATCCACGTTTCTTGTAATCTCGTTTCGACTCGATCCCTCGTCTCCCCTTCTTGTCGGTCCCTTTAGATTTCCGGTTTACCAATTCCGCCTTGAGGCGTTCATCCTTTGGACATGAGATATCTTGAATCGTCCCTCCGACCGTGAACCACATTTCGGAAATCGTGTCCTGATATTTATCCTCATCATTTGCCGTCGCGTTAAAGACAATCTTTTGGACCTCGTACTCCCGACGGATCATCTCGTCGGATAGTCCGCCTCCAACGCCCGTGTCGTCAACCTTGATCAAACAATCGTTCGTCGGTTTCCCGGATCGAGGGACGCCCGCGCGGATCATCATTTCCTCCATGCGGTCCGCGAGGAACGCGGCGATCGGCGAGGTCGCGACGTCCGGCAATTGAGCGGACGTGATGACAATGCGATCGACAATCTTTAATCCTTTCCGGAGGTAATAAACCGTATCGTCATCCCCGCCGCGCGCAACGTCCGCGCCTAACTCCCATCGACCCGCCGTGTCGAATGTCCCGTCCTTTGCGTTCCCGTTCATCCTCTCGACTTGAGAGACCTTGATCATCGTGTCAACGCCTTGATCGGTCAATTCTCCGAGAACCTTTGATATGTAAAGGACCGACTCCTCCGTCCAATCCTCGCGACACTCCTCGATCCACGTCTTGTCCGCGATTTGAATCTCAAGGTCCGAGGCGTCTATCTTCGATATCTTCGCCGTCTCGAAATCGTCATCGTCTATGTACTCGAATTTCTCTCCGGTCAAATCCGGACAATCGAACGCGGATATATGAATCCGTTTCCATTTATTCTCTTTATGGAATATCTCATAAAACGGTTCGCCGATCTCGACGCCATCGGTTGTTGAGATCGCGAGGAACCGACAGTGTCCTCCGGTCATGAGTCCTTTGACCGAATCCCATAACCACGCCGGGATTCCTTTCGCCTCATCGAAGATAAAAAGGAGGTTCGGAGAGTGCCATCCCTCCGCCCTCGCCGGGACGTCGGTCGAGAACCCGACCGCATATGAGTCGGGATCGTCGGTCCGGATTTTCGTCATGAAACAATCGCCGATTAATCCGATCCGGGAGGACGTATATATCTTGTTGATCTCCGCCCATAATAACATTTCGACTTGAGAATGAGTCGGCGCGGTCGTGATGACCTTTGCATTGAAATGACAATTGAGGAACCAAACGACTAACTCCGCCGCCGTGTACGTCTTTGAGGAACCATGACACGCTCGGACCGCCGTAAACTTATGATCCCGGACCGCCCGGAGGATATCACGTTGTTTGGACCATGTATAATGACCTAACGCATGATGAACAAAGAGAACCGGATCGGCGGCGTACGCATCGAACACGTCCGCCATCGCCTCAAGATTTTCTCTTGTTTCCTTTTCCTCTAATTGCATTGATCGCCTTTCGTAATTTATTCATGTTGACGTCATGTGTATGGGTAAACGCGCCTTTGACATTCACGTTATCCGTGAACAATCCATGATATCGACCGCCCAATTCAAACGCCTTTAATTTACTGAGGAGTCTATACTCGATCCCTTTCTCTTTATCGTATTTGATCGTCTCGACGACACTCCCTTGTTCCCTTGTTAATTCACTTGGCTTTTTCCATTCGATCAAGCCCGTCTCCGCGTTTCCGTCCTTTATGTAATCCAAGATGTTTGAATTCCCGACCCTCTTTAATCCCGCGAGAATATCCTCGACCTCTAGTCCTTTCTTTTCTAATAGCACCTTTAACATTTCCGCTAATCTCTTTTGAATCTCAACATTTTTCAACAGCCTTTGTCCTTGAGAATACGCCGTCTTTTTGGAATATCCCGCCGCCTTTGCCGACCGTGTCGCGTTAAAATCGATTATGTATTCGAGACAAAATATCTCCTTTCGATTTGCCTTTGATATCGCGTCTTGTTTTAGGGTCACGGTTTCTCGACTTTCCGGATGATCTTAACGAGACCTCGATCTCTTAATTTCTCCGCCGCTTTCAATGTGAATATCGATCGATCTCCCTTTTTGTACGCACACGATGATTTCCTGAATTCTATTAGAACCCATGCGCTCATAAATTTTCAATCACTTTTAATATTTTCGCTGTCCCGCGCCTCTCATATCGTTTCGCGGTATTCAACGGGATAACTTTCTTTTGTCCTTTCTTATGGGAACATTGACGTTTCACAAAAATGACTAACGCCAATTGTCCAGACCATTGAATACATTTATTCATATCGATTTTAACGCCTTTTGGATGAGGCGATTAATTTGAAAGAATCCGTTATCGACCTTTTTATCTAATTCCTTGATCGTCCTTTGGTCCGATTCCAATGTTTTTACAATATACTCGATCGAGGTTTCGTGTTTTATAATCGTTCCTTCATGTTCAATACATTTAGTCCCGTATCCCGGAGTCGGGATGAATCTCCTTTTCCCGTTCTCGTCTTTTGGTCCGCCATTCCGGAACATCTTAACAAGGAGGATCATCAAAATGAGGATGACCGCTTGTATCAAATACATGATCAATGTTCCGACCTCGATCGTAATCCCGCCGCCTTGAATCATCTCAATCTCTTTATTTCTAATTTCATTTCGTACGCCCATTGGAGAAATTCATCATTGACGAGATTGTATATCCCGTCTTTTGTTATCTCGTTTTGCCAATCAACGTCCGTGATCTCCCCGTCTTTGACCGTGATATGTGCGATCGGATTCTCTTTGACAACCTCACCGGGATAAAGAACGTCGTATGATGGAAAATTTCCGGGATGATACGCCGTACAATTAGTTATTTGGATCAAATAACATATCGCGAATAAACTTAGTATCCCGGCGGCGAACGCCTTTCCGGAAATTGTCTCGTCGTTTGGCGTCTTTATCTTTCTTGATTTCATTCTCGATCGTCTCCTCTAAATCGATAAGTTTATCCAATAATCTCAAAATCTTTTTAAAATCATTCATCCGATCCTCGCTAATTCAAAATGGTAAATGTCGAAATCCGTTGAATCGATCTCATCGTCCGCGTCCCAATCACCACCCCATCGGAGACCAAACTCGCGGCATAGGAGACCCGCCTCCTCGTATTTGGGATCACGGTTCCATTCCCATCGATAGCTACCCGTTAAGGGATTCAAAAAGACGAGACAACAATCTCCCGCCTCCCATATTTGATGATTCGATATCTTGATTACGCCGTCACAATAGGTCACGATCCGACCGGGTTCGGTCCGACCGAGAGCGTATAATTCTTTTTGGCGATTTGTGGTTCTGTGGAATTCATACGGGACGAGGATAATGTCCCTCCGATATGCCTCTAAATTGAAACGAGAGAATTGTTGATCAAATTCGATTCGTCTCTCGGTTGACATTTTCTCTATCATAGAGAATGGCGTTTCATAATGTCAAGGCACAAAAAAAAGGGGAGGCGCGCTTCCATTTACGTTCCTCCCCTCGCGACAATAATGATACAACATTTAATCGCAACCTATTTCGCCATATATCCTCCTTTATTTTTTACCCCACAATGTGAGGTATTATTCCCGATCACCCATTAAATCGATTTCCGTTTCTGCCTCTTTTAACTCCGACTTGAGATTATCGATTTGTTTTTCGAGATCGCGGATTTTTTCGCTCAATTCAATTTTACATAAAACACAATAAACGAGCGCGCCGTTATCGAGGTCAACGAAACAAGAATCACATTGAATCTTGACGCTCATTTTTTCTCCGCCGGATATTTCTTGACCGCCTCGCGTTTCCTCGCCGCCTCGGATCGTTTCTCCTTTGCGGATTTGAAATCATCCATCCGACCTCGAACGATATCCCGCGACTCTTTTAAATCCGTCCGCCTCTCGTCAAGGATTTTGATCACGGTTTCGGCACGTTCGATTTTCTCATACTGCGAATTGATCTCCGCCGATACAAGACTTATTTGTGTCTCGAGCGTGTTGAATACTTTGTTGTCCGGACCGAAAAGGTTCGGTTGTTTGGCATCGTCCTTTTTCGGGTCCGCCTTTTTAACGACCTTTCCGTCCTTTATTTTTGCGTCCATTGGACCTCCTTAAAAAAGATTTGATTTGATTTGTCCTATAAAGATTCAAAACGTCTTGTCGTGTCCGATCGAGTCTCGTCAGGATTCGTAACGTCCGGTCTTGTCCCGCCTATTATTTCTCCTTAAATTTCAATTTCTTTTGAACGATCCGGACCGCCTTGAATATCTCCGCCAATTCTTGATAATCTTTGTATCGTTGTTTCCATCCGATCATTTCTCGTAACGCTTGTTCGATGACTTGGACCCGGATATCCTCTTCGTTGATCACACGCCCGATCGTGACATACGCCTTGACGACGTTTCCCTCTCTCTCGCCCGTGATCACGCTGTAAAACGCCTTATGTTCGGAGACGTCGCCGTTCTTTCTAACCTCGATTTTCAAATGGTTCATTAAATTTCGCGCTTGAAATATACGCCATCGAATCGCCGCGTCCGCATCCTCCCATTCGAAATAATCATGGAGAGGAGAATCTTTGACCGACGCGGATTCAACGATCTCCGGAGGCGTGATCTGCCCTCCTTTCTCTTGGATTAGACGTTCAATCTCAACGCCGTATGTCGCCGCCTCCTCATTTGAGAAACCCGCGCCATTTGACGTTTTAAATGTTACCTCATATTTCATGTTTCCTCCTATGGAAATTTGATTTGATTTGATTTATTTCGTGGTGCGTTGTTTCGCCGGGCTCTGTAAAGTCCCATGTCGTACAATAATGCCTTGTGACGAAATGCCCATTTATTCTCATCAATTTCGAATCTCACATTTTAAAGATTGTTTTGTTGTGTTATGTCGTATCCCGTGGAGAACGGTGTTGTCGAGAACTATGCCGTCTATTTATTTTCTTTGACTTGAAATCTCCCGAAAATCCCGCCGGATTTGGACGATGGTCTCCAACATCCTAACCCGACATGGTATCCCGCAACGTCCAACAAACCGATGATAACCTCCGGAGATAACCGTCCGCCTCTATCGAATTCGATCGGGACTGTCATTTCCCACGGTAAAGGAAATTCCGCCCGGATCGTCTCGACCGCATCCCCGCGACCCGTCCGGGTAACGTCTTTCCTTATCCTCGGAATCCCGACCGTCACCGGAACAAATTCAACCGGGATAAAAATCGCGCCTCGGACGACCGTTTTCTTGATTGCCTTTGCGAACGTGAACGCCGCCTCAATCATCGCCTTT